CACGCGGATATATAAAATGCTGTAGGCGGTGTAGAGGCCGGTGTCAAAGTTCTGCTTTGCACCGGCCTCCCAGTGGGCGGAGTGTTCCCGCATATCGAAGTCTTCCAGGATAATCAAGGCCTCCTCGCCGTCCACCGTATGCTTCTCGGCGTGTTCGCTCTCGTTGAAGAAAGCCAGGCCAATGTCTGCCGCCGCGCAATCCTTGAATGTTGGGCGCTCCCATTCCACCGGCGGCGTTCCTCCAAAATCCTGTTCCAGATCGAAAAGAGGCATAGGGATTACCCCAGGACCTTCTTTGCCGCGCACCAGGGGTTCTTGCGTTTGGGGACCATCAGGGGGCTTGCCGCAACCTGCGTCTCCTTGGTCTGCGCTTTCAGATCAAACAGGTGCCGGGGGACCCGCTTGCCCGCGTAAGTGTGATACTCCCCATCCGGCTCCATTTGCGTGACCGCACCGTAGAGGCCCTTGCCGCAGGCGGGGGCGGTGATAATGGCGCTTCCGCCCTCCAGATATTCCACATCCTTTCCGCCCTCGTCCTCGTAGGTCCCTTCGCAGATCAGGATGTCCAGGACGCGGCCCTTGAAGTTGAACGCGCCCAAATGGGTCACATACTCGGTCAGTTCCGTCGGTGCAATGCGGCCCATCTCCACCCGCCGGTTATCCAGCATACGGATTACCCACGGGTCTTCCATGAGGAAGCTGCCCACATCCCCGCTCACCAGCAGATCGGTCGCAGGGCGGCCCTTCCGTTTCAGAAAGGCCACCATCTGATAGATGTCCTCGTACCAGTTGCCGACAACGACATTTCCCTTGGTGTCAATAGTGCTGTGCTTCCACGCGGCTGCGGGCTTGAACTCCGCAGGGTTGGCCTTCTCGTCGTAAAAGTAGCACGGCACATCCTCGTACACGTCCTTCTGGTCAGTCTCGTGGCGCATGGTAATCCCGTTGTTGAGCATGGTCTGGCAGGCCATAAACTCCTCCGTCCGGCTGATCCGGGCGGACAGCTCCGCCATATCCCGAATCTGCATCTGCCGCGCCCGTTCCTCCGGCGTCATGCCGCTCATGAGGCTTTCCCCGAATCCACGCTTTTTGAGCTGATCCAGTGTCAGGGGCATAGACAGGCCGATGTAGGCAGGCTCCAGCTCGAAGGTGCTGAATCCCTCGCGGCCAACGGGCAGGCTCCCGATCCGGGGCATGACAAAGGGGGCCTTCTTACGGCTGCCCTCCCGGTAGTCCGCAAGGACCTTGCTTGTGTTAAACACATCCATCACGTCGTCGGTAGGAAAGTACCGGTCCTTGAAAAAGGTGTGTTCAAGCGGCAGCTCCTCAATAGCCGCCAGCATATAAAGCGTATCGTGCATATTCATGATTTGCGCTCTCCTCCCTGTGTTACTGCATATTGTCGTTCAGGACGATTCCGTACTTCCGCAGCTCGTCCCGGTCCGCCGCCGTCAGCTCGTAGCCCTCCGCCACGACCAGGGCGGCGGTGTTGAAATTGCCCGTGCAGTAGCCGGTGGCGCTGACCGCCGCCTCCGTCGCGTCCACGTCGTCAGTGAGGATGTACGCGGCCTTTCCCGTGGTGGCGGTGTTCAGCACCACGCACCCATCATCGGACGAGGCCAGAACCGTACCCCGCACCAGCTTCCCCTGTCCGGCGGCGATCTTGATGCCGGTCACGTCCGCACGCGGATAGACCCCAGCGATCAAATTATCCTGGGCAATCTCGCCCACCTTCTTCACGCGATCATCCATCTTACTTGCCTCCTTTGTTCTTCCCGCCGTTCAGAAAAACGGCTGCGTCCTGTTTGGCCTGGGCAATGGCGGCGGCAACGCTGTCCTTGTCCTCCGGCGCAGGCGGATTGCCAACGCCGTTCGCGCCGCTCGCCTCGGCCTCCTGCTCCATCTGCTGCAAGTAAGTCGCACCCTGAGTCTTGGCGTGTTTCACCATGGCCTTGGCGTAATCCTCCGCGCTGACCGGCTCGGTGAACTTGGCCTTTGCCGTAATCTCCTCGCTGCCGGGCAGGGCCATGTCCTCGATGCTCTGGATACGTGCCCGCTCGGTCTCGGTTGCTGCCCGGGCCGCCTCCTGCTCGATTTGGTCAACCAATGCGGGCCAGGCTTTCCGCAGGTCGTCCACGGTCTTAGGGTCCATGTCCTGTACCTCCTTGATGTGTTCCGGCTGTCCCGCCGGTTTTGTATTTGCAGAACGCTTGGCGGCACCGTCCGCCGCCAGGCTGTCTTGCACGAATTGGGGAGCTTTATCAAAAGGAATGTTTGTGTTCACACTGTTGACAAAGAGGACGCCGCTGCGGTTCTCCACAGTTGCGTCCTCTTCGTTATCTGTCAGCTCGTCCACAAAGCCGTTTTCCTTTGCCTGCGCTGCCGTCCACCAGCTTGTAGCATCCATCCAGCCGGTAATCTCGTCTTTATCCCGGCCCGTCTTTTTGACGTAAAGGCCGATGACATTCTCCTTGATAGCCGCCAGAGCATCAAGGTACTGCTGCAAAACAGCGGCATCCGCATATCCGCGAATCCCCAGCTTGACCGGGTGAATCATGTATGTACTGTCGTTTGCCGCAATTACCTTGTCACAATGGCTGGTAATAATTGTGGCCGCCGATGCGCACAGACCGTCGATGCGGGCCGTCACGTTCGCGCCGTGCTGCTCCAGCAGATTGCCGATGGTCTGCGCGGCGAAGACATCCCCGCCGCCGCTGTTGATCCGCACGGTGATCTCCGTCACAGCTCCCAGAGCGTTCAGGTCCTTTGTGAACTGCTGCGGGGTTACTTCGTCGCCCCACCAGCTTGTATCCGAAATATCCCCGTACAAGATCAGCTCCGCGCTGGTGCTTGTCTGATTTCTGAATTGCCAGAATTTAGACATCTCCATTCCCTCCAGTCTTTTTTTCTCCCGCTCCGCTCTGCGGCGGCGCTGGTTTTTCTGTGGCCGGGTTTCTTTCCTCGTCCACTTCCCGCTTTCGTTTTGCCTCCACAAGCCGCTTCCTAATGTTCCGGTTGTAGTCTCCGCCGGTGAGCTGTGCGGTTTCCTCCTCCGCCGTGGAAAATCCCTCCGCAACGCGCTTTATGGCCGCCTCGACCTCCTGGGAGGGATTGAGCGCCGTTTTGGAAGGTCCGTTCCATTTGCAGTCCGTATATGCCTTTCTGATTGCTGGATCGTCGAAGAAGCCCGGCGCACGGATACGCCCCCGTGCCACGGCCTCGGCAAGCCATGTCTCGTAAATGGGCTGGCAAAAGTCCTCTGCAAACCATTCCCGCTGCATCCCGCAGGTGCGCCAAAATTCATTGAGCGCCCCTCGTGCAGAGCTGAATTGAGAATCGAACCGCTTGAACAGCACTTCCACCGGGATTTCCATTGCTGCGCTCGCCTGCTTCGTGCGGGCCATCATGAACGTGTCGTAGCCGGAATGTGGGTGTTGAGTTTCCACCGTCTCGATGCTTTCTCCCAGCTCCAGATCAAAAATGAGACCCGCACCCAATGCAAGGTCGTTCGGGTCCCGCTTTCCTGTGAGGGCCTTTAGAATTTCCTCCTGCATCACTTGACCGAAAGGCCCTTCGTCGCTGATGCCGCCCTTCTTCACAAACACCGTGAAGATCGCACCCAGGAGCGCCGCCGTGGTTTCCGCATCGGCGTACCGCTCCAGTTGTTTCAGCGTCTCCAGAACGGGGGCCAGGAGAGGAACGCCCCGCCGCTGGCCCGCTCGCTCCCGGCTCATGACGTGTAGAATATTCTTTCTCCCTGTGCTGCTGTATGCCTCCACCCGCTTCCAGTCCTGGAGCTTCAAGGTGGTGTAGGAGCGTGGGTGCTTGTCCGCGATCCAGTAGGCTTTGATCTCGCCGTCCGTGTCCGTTTCCACACCCTGTATGATGCTCTCCACCGTATGCCCCTCTACCACGCTCCTTGTCTGCCGGTCGTGGTAGCCGGGGCTGCATACTCGGTCCGCCTCCACCAGCCGCACCCGGAGATCGTAGGGGCACCCCGGTCTTTTCTTGGTTTGCAGAACAGCAAAGGAATCCCCGTTCATCAGGGACCCCAGATAGGCCAACTGCTGTAGGCTGTAAAAATCGTCAATTCGGTCCGCGTCACATACAGGGCTGTCCGCCCATAAGGAAAACTCCCGGAGAATCTGCGCTTGCAGTTCTTCCGCCTGCTCATTTGTCATGCGCAGAAACTCCCCGTCAATCTGCGGAGATGGCATGAGGCCCCCCGCGATTACGTTTGTTCGCAGCGTCTTCAAAGCGGCGGTGGCCGTCGGAATCCCCATATAGGCATCCCGGCTCCGCTGACGCAGAACGTCCAGATTATCTTCAATATCCTCCTTGGCGCTCCCGCTATAGGAGTTCCAGCCCAGCATATTTGCGCCGGTTCTGCTTGCGCCGTAGTGCGAATATCCGCTGTTGATAGCGGAGATTATCGCACGCATGGCCGCCTCCTGCCGCTGCTGCCCGACTGTGCGTACACCATCCGGCAGGTATAGGCCACTCCGCTTTTCTTGGTACACGCCGTTTCCCCTCCCTTAGTCCAACGGGATAACGCGGTAAATGCGGTTTCTGCCGCCCCGCTTTTCCTCCGCCTCGGCCTCCGCCAGTTTCTTTCCCCAGTATTCCATCTGCTCCCGGACCTGCTTCAAATTGGCACGGGTCAACATTCTGGTTCCGATCTGGTAGCTCTGTCCGGTGGCGATAGCCTCCTCCGCCGCCAGCCAGGTTTTTAATTTCTGCTCACACAGCTTCTTGTTAAAGATTGCCATTTTCCGTCTCCTCACTGTATCCCGCTGAAACGTATTCTTCTTCCTCTCCGGTTTGGAAGCTCCGGTTTTTCTCCCGGTGCGGGCTTTTTCAAAACATTGGGACCAAGAATTTCCATGGCGGCTTGTGCGTAATCCCGCAGGTCCAGAGGTTCATTGCGCTTGAACTCGTTTCCTTCTCGCGGCACCCACGCGCTCACCAGAACGCCCTTGCGGAAGTGGCTGATCTGTTGCTCTGCGGTCAGGCCGGTAAAGTAGTCCTCGCTGTAGCCCGCTTCCTCGTTCATGGGGAAGTGGCAATAATTTGGGCCTGGCATTTTGACGCCCAACCGCTGAAACAGAAGCGTCTTTCCCGCGTCCACGCCTAAAGTAAACAGAGGAGCGCCCTCCCGGTTGCTCCTCGTCTCTTTTGGGATATAGGGGATACCCATACCGCCCTTGCCCTTCACGGCAAAAACACGCCGGTATGTCCGCTCCTTTGCGAAACTGCACACGGCGTTTGACTGATAGCCGCTGTCGATGCAAGTACAAAGGATTTGCAACGCTGTCCCATCCTTTTTGTAGAACGGAGATAAAAGAAATTGATCTAGGTCTTCCCACACTTGTTCTTTCAATACATCCCCGAAAATCTTCTGGTATCGGATTCCCCAGCTTTCTTTCCCAGCACCCCAACCAACGACCTCTACCTCGAAGCGGTCCTTCTGCACGTCCACGCCAGCAGTGAGGACCATCACATCTTCCGGCACTTCCGCGTCGTATATCTCTCGCCGGTTGAAAAGCTCCGTCGGGTCAAGCCGCGTTCCTGGCTCCTCCCAGGTCTCGCCAAGCTCTGTGTTGACCCAGGCTTTCAGTTTCTCCAGGTCGCCTTGCCGTTGCGTCTCTACTGCAAGCTGGTGCTTTTCCACCACATCCCGCCAGGGGCAGAAATTGGAGGCCAGCGTGTTCAGGTGAAATCCCCGCGCCTCCGCGCCTGGATTCTCCGCCCGGAATCGGCCCTTCTGTCCCTGCCTCTTCCACTCGTATTCCCCGAACAACTCCCCACACCGTTCGCACTCGTAGTAGATCGGTTTGGTCAAGTCAGTTTTATCAAACTTGATGCCCTTCCATTTGAGCGGTTGATAATGTCCGCACCCAGGGCAGGGAACCGTCCACTCCTCCTGTGTACTCTCCAGAAATTCAGTTTCAATGCGGCTGTGTCCCTTGATGGTCGGCGTGGAAACAACCACCGTCTTTTTATCCCAGAAAGTAGTCTGCCGCTTTTGTGCCAAGAGGAGCGGATCGCCCTCTGTCCCGGCACTGGCCGGGTAGGCGTCTACCTCGTCCGCCAGCACAACCTTAATCGGGCGCATACGCAGACCCGCCGCGCTGTTGGCTCCGATGATGGTCACATGACCACCGGGGAAGTTCTTCTTTAGGATCGTGTTGCCGGAGTATCGGCTTTTCGTGTCCACCAGATCACGCAGGACTGGCGTATCCCGCAGCATGGGTGCGAGAAAGTCCTTGCTGAACGCCTGGGCCGTATCAAGGGTAGGCTGTATCACCAGCACCGGGGCGGGGTAGTAGTGCATATAGTAGCCCAGCATATTCATGAGCATAGCCGTCTTCCCGATCTGCGCGGCACTCATGATAACGACCTTGCGGATATGCGGGTCTCCGATTGCGTCCATGATCTCCCGCTGGTAGGGCGCGTTCTCCGTGTGCCACTTTCCAGGGGCCGCGCTGCTCTCCGCCGACAGCATCCGGTATGTATCTGCCCACTGGGATAGTGTCAGCTCTGGAGGCGGCTTCAAAACAGCGGTACACCGGGCAAACAGTTCCGCCGTTTGGGGCGCTATATCAATCATCCTTATTTCTTTGCCCACGCCCTGTCGCTCCGTTCTCCGCTGGTATACGGCCCTTGACACACTTCCAGAACGGACAATACACCTTCTGTTCGTCGATCCTAACCTGCCAAATACACCCCTTACATGGGTTCGCTTTCTTCTTCATCTCCATCCTGCTCCGCAAGTGCAATCTTGTAATTGCTCAATTCCTCCAGCGCCTCGTCGATGGCTTTTTTCAGCTCGTCGAACATCCGCGCCTGGTCTCCGTCCATGGCTGCCAGCGTCGGCGCCAGCTTCGCGGGCAGTGTCAAAAAGCGGCTGCGGATATTGAGGCACAAGGTTTTGATTCCCTGCTCAATATCATCTGCGCTGTGCAGTTCCCCGCTGCGCACTTTGTTCTCCAGTTCCGCCGCTTCCCGTTTCGCTTTTGTCAGCAAGGCCCGCTCTCCATTCAGGTCCGCCCGGTTTCCCGTGCGTATGTAGTTCACATACCGCAATACCGACGACCGCAGATTATACAGCCCCGGCATTTTCTCTGTAAGCACGCCTTCGTCCCGGAGCTGCTTGACCCGCTTTTGCGTCAGGCCCAGCCAGTCCGCCACAACCTTATCCGTGCATAGTTTCATTTTCATTCGCCGCCTTAACCAACGTTTCCAGCACATCTGCCTCCCAATCTCTCAATGGGCGGCTCGCACACTTTTCCACGAACACCAAAATCGTTTCCATACCGCCTTTTCTGTGTCTCCTTGGTGTCGGTATTGATGTGGGCAGATATGTGAAGTCGCTCTTTTTTGACCTGCCAAACATCAACCCTCCCCCTTCACATCCTCTATCTCGATGTTCTCCAGCTCGTCCGGCTCGTCTTCGCCGTCTGCGTCCACAAGGCCCGTTGCCCTTATGCGCATGATCTCCAGACGCTCCCGCTCCAGTTCCATACGGTCGGCGTGTTCCTCCAGTGCCCGCAGGCTGTCCGCAATTTTGGCAATCCGGCCCTGGACCTTGTAAAGCGCCTCCTGCAATTTCAGCACACGGGCAAAAGCACTATCCTTGGTATACATCCCCATGGTCTGATTTGCGCCGTCCCGCTTATCCTTCCCACGGCCCCCAGGCTCCCGCATATCCAATACGCTGCTGACATAGAGAGCATCCGCCGGGGCTTCCTCATACTCCGCAATTTTCGCAAGGATTTTATGCTCCCGGAATTTCAGGATTTTCATTTCATGCTCCAGGGCTTCCCGGCTCCCCAGCGGTGCTTTCTCCGCCAGTTCCTTCTCCTCGTCCGACAGCATATCGAAAAAGACGGCGCTGTAAGCTCCGTCTTTCTCCGCGTTCTTATTGTTGCGTGGCGCTCCTGGATGGCTCCCGGCGGCGTTCCGCTTCCCTTTGCTGTTTTTATTTCCTGGCTGGCCGCCCCGCTTCTTTTTGGGCAGCGCCTCGTCCCATTTGTCTTCGCGCTTCCAGTTCCGCACCGACGAATAAGCCACGCCCACAGCCTCGGCCAGCTCCCGCAGATTGACCTTTTCGCCTCTGCTCCTCCGGGCGATATATTCAGCCTTGGCGGTGTCGCGCTCGCTGCTCCGCCTCGACATCTCTACACCCCCAACAAATAGCAAAGCCCGCAGCGTTTCCGCCACGGGCCAATTATTCACGTTGCCATATTACCACATAAAACCTGCTCACAGTTGCTCACTTTCAAAATTTTCTTAAAAAATTTTCTGGCGGCCCTCCAGTGGCCGCCAATTTTTCTTTTTGACCCCCCTCTTATTTTTCCGGCCCGGGCCGGGGGAAGTGAAAAAAATTGATACACACCTAAAAATATTTTGCGCCTCCGCACCCGCAGAGGTTGAGGACCTGCCCGGAGTACCTACGCGCACGCGGGCGCGTTTTGATTCGCGCGTGCGGGCGCGTTTTGGTTCATGCGCCTGCGCGTTTGGTTTGAATCGGGCGCGGGCGCGTTGATTGGTTGCCGCTGGCTGTGCTGTGTGTGGCTGTGGGCCTGTGTGCTGGCTGTGCTGGAGGCTGGAGGCGGTGCCGGTGCTGTATGGATGGCGGTCTGCTGTGCGGTGCCTCTTGCCTCTGCTGCGGCCTGCTGGCGGTCTCTGTGGCGGTGGTTTTGCAGGATTGCAGGGGAGGGCTTGCAAGGTCCTGGGGGGACTATAGGGGGGCCGTTGATAGACTGGGTATAGGCTTGATACCGTGCGCGTAAAACCCTTCGGCGCGGCGATTCTGCAAGCCTGGGCCGCCGTCCTGCATCCGGTCCCGCTCCTGGTGGCCGTCTGCCGCCCCTGCCCGCTCCGCCGGTGCCGGAGGAGGCCGCCCGCCGTCCCTGCCGGGGATCGTCTGCCGGGGCCGCCCTGGGGGCGGTGCCGGTTGTGGTGTCTGCTCTTGTGGGCGGTGCTTCTGCCTGTGCTGTCTCCGGCGCTCCGCCGCCGCCCACGAAACGCCCACGGAAACAGGCCGCCCACGAAACCGCGCCCAACCTCCGCCGCCGGTGATCCTCCTGGAAAAAATCACGCCGGATTTTTCCGGCGAGGTATTTTACGCGCACGGTCTGATCTCTGTTACCTGGTATATTTACGCCCCCCTATAGTCCCCCCAAACCGCCCGTTTTCCCGGCTGGAAATTCCGGGCGCAAAAAATCAGGGCAGGCCACGCGGCCCGCCCTGCTGCTTTTCCCGGTCTATTCCGTTTCTGCGTCTGCTTCATCCTCCGCCGCTGTCCGGCGCTCCAGGGGCCGCCCCAGGCATTGGGCGACGTATTCCCGCAAAAGGTCGTTCATGCTCCGCCCCTGTGCCGCTGCGTATTCCTGAAACGCTGCGGCGTCTGCCCTGTATAGCCTGCAAGCAACGGTTTTGATATTTTTTTGCTTCCATGCGGCATCCGTTTTCCGCTTCTTGTCGGTCATAGGCATAAAAACACCCCCCTATAGTCCCCCTATCATACCACAGATGAAACGGGTTTGCACCTGTCAAAATTGCACAAATCGACGGGGGCAAACCTGTCAAAATCGCCAAAGTTGATTTTGAGGGATTGACAACGGGTGCAACCCCGTGCTATCATTGGGCCATGCTCGACGGGGGCAACCCCGTAAAGCATCCCGGACCGGTAGCCGGGTAGAGTTCCGCCGTGGTCAGCCTCCCGAACCAATACGGACAGGGCGCGAAAGCGACAAAGGCCCTGGGCGGTGTGCCTGAAACGCCGCACCCCATACGCAAAGCCCCGACAACATCAACCACGAAAGGCCAGCAGGCCGGAAAGGATACGAAACCATGACTAATACCGAAATCATTGCCAATGCCCTGAAAGCTAAAGGCTTCACCGATGACCAGCTCCAGCAGCTCCTTGACGCCTACCGTGGCGACCTCCCCTTTCACACTCTGCCGGAGTGGAACCGGCGCGGCTACCGCGTCAAGCCCGGCGAAAAGGCTTTTCTGGTCTGCGACCTCTGGAAGCACACCAGCAAGCCCAGCAAGGCCACGATCCAGGCCGCCGAGGAGGCGGGCAAAGACGCGCCGGAAACTTCCCCGCACTTTTACAAGAAGACTTCCTATGTGTTCAGCGCCTCCCAGGTGGAAGCGGCTCCGCCGGTCCCCGATCTGGCAACCCTCCGGCGGCAGCTCCAGAACCTCCCCGGCCTGATCTTCACCGTCAAGGGCGAAAAAACCGCCTCCCCGGTGGTATGGCTGACCGGCGACACGACCCAGCACAAGGACACGATCAAGGCCAACGGCGGCCAGTGGTCCGCTAAAAAATCCGCCTGGTACATCAAGCCCAGCACGGCCAGCACCGCGCCGGTCCCCTCCATGATGGAGGACGCGCCCGCCGCCGCGCCCGCTCCACAGTGTGCGGCCCTGATCCCGGCCCCCTGCACCGCCCTGATTCCCTACATTCCCCAGTGTACCGCGCTGGCCCCCGTTGGCGCGGCCTGCTAAACGATCCAGCCCGCAAGGCCGACGGCATCCCGCCGCCGCTGGTGCAAGTCCAGCCGCCCACACCGGGCGGGCGCTCATGGGCCACAAACCCAAACCCCAAAAATTCAAAGGCCACAAGGCCGGAAAGGATATAGAACCATGACAAGCGAAACCATGTATAGCCACATCTGCGCAATGCTCCAGGAGTACGACCTGCACACCGGCCACCGCGCCGCCGACGGTGTAATCTCTAACCCGGAAAAGTGGATCGACGCGGCGAACTATTTTCCCTTCTATGCCAGTGCTGCCGCCCTGCTGATCGAGGCCCGCGCCAGACTGGACACCAAAACCACGCCCCGTGCCGCCGTCGCTGCCGTCACCCGGATTTACAAGAACTGCAACGACGCCCGGCCCACGATGCGCGGCCTGTTCGCCTACGGGGACCGGTTTGTAATCTGCGACGGCTACCGCCTCCTTCGCCTTACCTCCGACATATCCAGCGTTCCCCACGTTGAGAACGATTTTGACGTTGCGTCTGTGATGAAGGGCATTGGCCCCACCGCCAAAACGCTCCAGCTTCCCACCATCGGAGAACTCCGCGCCCACATGGCCGCCGCAAAGGTCCGCTGCGGCAAGAAAATGATCCCCGGTCCCTACCTCCTGGACGGTTTTATCTACGTCAATCCGCAATACCTGATTGACATGATTCAGGCGCTTCCCGGATGCACGGCCTACAAGCCTAAAAACCAAACTTCCGCGATTTACTTCGAGGCTCCCAACGGCGACGACGGAATTTTGCTCCCGGTCCGCCCGCCGAAAAAGGAGGAGAGCGAAAAGAACCCCGCCGCGTAACTCCAGCCCGCAAGGCCGACGGCATCCGCCGCCGCTGGTGCAAGTCCAGCCGCCCGGCATCCGGGCGGGCGCTCATGGGTAATCCACAAAACCCAAAACCACAAAATGAGGAGGCCAAAACCATGACCGAATACGTGAACAGCGTAACGAACCCCGCCGCGCCCTGGTCTTTCATTCCCGACACAGAAGAAAATATCTTGCATGATCTGGAGCGCTATACCCTGGACCCCACGTTTGAGATGTACGGTGATTTTGTGAACTGTTCCCCCGAATGGCTGGACGAGAACCGCGCCGCAAAATACGCCGGATGCACAGTTATTTCCGGTAACTTTCGCGGATACACCCACGCCTTTTATCTCATCACTGACGACGCCGCGTTGATTGACCGGATCGCCGCCGCCGTCCAGCGCAACAAAGCCCGCCCCGAATACCAGGCGGCCCGCGCCAAAATGATCGCAGAACTCCCCGCGCTCACTCTCCAAAACGCCGCAGTCGGCAAACACTACGCCTTTTGTGGCGGCTGGTTCAAACTGACCGGCATTATCCATCTGACAGAGGAGGAAGCGAACCGCGACGCCCTATTTTATCTCGATCACTGGCGCGGGATCGACTGTCACGGACGCCCAACCGGCGCAGCCTTTCCCGACGGGCGCACGATCTCCACAACAAAACACTGGCAGCTTTAACCCCAAATAGCCCGCAAGGCCGACGGCATCCCGCCGCCGCTGGTGCAAGTCCAGCCGCCCCACCTGGGCGGGCGCTCATGGGCCACAAGACCCAAAACCACAAAACGGGGGTACACAAAATGACACTGAAAAAGCTGACCGCAGAGCAAGCACAGAATCTCCTTTCTCACGAGCGCCACACTTTGCGCAAGCTCCGCCGGGAAATGGAATACACCAGAAACCCCACCGCAGTACAAAGTTACATTGACTTCACACGCCTCTCAATCATCTGCGCCAAACGTGGTTATATGTGTTTCACTTGACCCGCAAGGCCGACGGCATCCCGCCGCCGCTGGTGCAAGCCCAGCCGCCCACACTGGGCGGGCGCTCATGGGTCAAACCCCAGACCAGAACACCACAACAGAAAGGAAGTTTCAACATGACCGACGAAAACAAGGCTCTTTTGAGCGAAATGTTCCAGCGCTATGGGAAGCCCAATAACGAGGCACAAATTGATCTGCACGGCTATTTCCTGACAGCCGACGACATAAAGGACACCGCCCGAATCCAGCGCTTTGACGAAAACGCAGACCGGCTGATCCGGGAGTGCCAAACGGCGATTGCCCGCCTGACCTCCTACCGCATCGCCCTGGCTGAACGGTACGGTTTCCTGTCTTCCGCGCCGAGTGTCCCCGTAATCCGCTTGGAGCGAGACAGAAATACCTATGATGGCAAAGTTTATTATTTCCTTCGTTTCCTCCGCCGCTTCTTAGAAGACGGCACAGAGGTTGAGGAGCGAAAAGAGAAATACCCTGGCACAGAACGCCAAAAAGCCATAGCCGATTATAACGCCTATGTAAAAGCCCATCCCGGTATCACCGCTGAAATGGACATAGCAAAAAAGCATTGGGAGAAATAGAAAAACCCGCAAGGCCGACGGCATACGCCGCCGCTGGTGCAAGCCCAGCCGCCCGGCATCCGGGCGGGCGCTCATGGGTAATCCACAAAACCCAAAACCAAAACGCAGGAGGAAACGCTATGTACTATCCGATAGACGAAAACATCGCCCGCTTATCCCATCAAATGACATCCATGCGGGACTACAAAACCGGCAGCGCCACCGCCGGATACCAGGCCGCCGTTGACGAGGCCGCCGCCCTGGTGGAGCAGCAAAAGCAGAAAGTCAGCCCCTTCTATCACAACAAACTGGACGGCCTGCTGGACCGCTACGCCCGCCTCCTTGCCGAATGGACCAACGACTATAACCGCAACGGCGCAAGCTGTCCCTCTGTCCTGGTTTGCGGTCCCGCCAATTTCCCCACCAAAAAGAAGAATCGCCAGAACGCCCGCGAAGACGCCTTGTGGAAGGAATACGAGGAGATCAAAGGCATCCTGTCTAAAATCAAAAATATTGGTACTGGACCCATCGACTTGACCGGCCCCCATGCCCGCGAGCTTATCACCAACCGTGTGCAACGTCTCCAGACCCGGCTTGACCGTGGCAAGGCCCTGAACGCCCACTATCGCAAACACAAGACCATGAAGGGCTTCCCGGATATGAGCGACGAGGACGCCGCCGAAATGGACGAAGCGATCCGCAGCGCTCCGCCCTTTGCGCAAGCTCCCTGTCCCGACTTCCAGCTTGCCAGCCTGCGCAACAAGATCAAAACCGCGAAAAAGCGCCTGGAAGAGCTGGACAAACTGGAGGCCCAGCAAGCACAGCCCGCCGTCGAGGAGGTTTTTGAAGGAGGACAGATTATCCATAACGCAGAGGAAAACCGTCTGCAAATTCTCTTCGATGAAGTACCCGACGAGGATACCCGCGCCTCCCTCAAATCTCACGGTTTCCGCTGGTCTCCCCGCAATAAAGCCTGGCAGCGCCAGCTTACACAAAATGCGATTTACGACGCCCGGCGTGTTCTGGGTATCGGCTAATAAAAGCGCACCGCTCCGGCTGACAACCGGAGCGGCGCGTGATATAATCATTTCAGGAGGTACACAAATGGATTTCAACGGCTTTTCTTCTGTCTCTGCCTACGAGGCGGAATGTAGGCGGATCGGCTTCACTACAGAGCGCATCCCATACCGGCACGGGGACCAGGATTGCTTCCTGCTCATTACCAACCCGCCCCCAACCCCCACCAGCGTTTCTTCCTGGCATCTGTTCACCGCAGACGAAAGCGAGGAGCTTTTGAACGGCATTATCAGCGGCGGCAGCATGGACCCCCAAAAGTATATGCGCGGCGGCGTGGACGTGAATCACACTGGCAAGCTGACCGCAAACGGCTTCTTTCCCGCCGACCAACCCGGTCCCGCCTCAAAAGTCATTCCTTTTCCCCTACAAGGCCAGCCGGACAATCTCCAGCCCGGCAGCCAAATCAGCCTATTTTAACCATCCGGCAAAAGCACATTCCGAAACGGAGGACCACAAAATGGACGACCAAACCAGCATTTTCCCGCCTTTCCGCTATGTTGCGCAGTTTGCAGACGGTTCGCGCCTCCTCTTTGACAGCCTCACCCAGCATCAGGCATATGACATGATTATGGCAGCGTGCGCTCAGCATGGGGATTGCACTTGGTATGATGGAGTGACCGATCAGCACTACGAAAAGGGCCAATATTACAAGCTCTTTCCGCCGCCGCCTTGCCTGCCTTTT